CTACAGGTTATTTGCCTTAATTAACCTTGAAATTGTATCGCCTACCTCTATGCAAAGCTTATCATAATTGGATGCTGTGGCGTACTTCTTTGGCCCCTTCTGAAGCTCAATAAAAAACAACTTGTAGTCATGTCGCACCTTCCAAGCAGCTGACCAATGTGGAGCGATCTTAATTGTTTTGGCGTAGTCCATAAAACTATCTGCTGGGCTATTGTACTTCCTAAAATAATCAGCTACATAGTATTTCCAGAGTTTCTTACCAACCTGTGTTATCTTATATATAGCAGGAAATCTGGCATTGGGTGTGGTTAGGTATTCAGTTGTAGGAAGAAGTTGCTCGTTGCCATTGACACCATCAGTGTCTTTTACTCCAAACATCATATTGCCGACAACAGTTTTACCCCATCCCGTTTCAACCGCTGACGAGGCAAGTTGAGCGATTGCTGACATACCTGTCTGTGCTTCCACAATGCGGGCATGTGGGATGTACTTTTTAATAAATTCTATTGGAATCATTATAATAAATATTTTAAACCTGAAAAATCAATAGCTAAGTTAACTAACCCAGCATTCCATACTTGTTGAACCGTTCCATCGCTTTTGACACGAACGCGTATAGCAATTCCATCTGTTGATGAATTATAGCACATTAGAGAAGCATTTATATCGTGTGGTGGCTCATAGCCCGAAGGAACAGTAAAGAAATCAACTGCCCCAGATGATATTGAAAGCACTTTAATGCCTCCAACAAACTCGACATAACCATCCCATGTTTTCCTGAACTTAACAGTTTGCAAATCTCCATAACCAGACCCAGGCATTACCGTGCAATTGCTGGTTAACGTAAAGTCTATTCCTTCCACCTGCCAGCTCCCATTCAAATCATTTATCCGATTACCAATTAGCCTTTCAATGGGTTTCGGGTAGCTGATATACTCAGTTAAGGAACCAAGATTGGTAACAATGGCCGTGCGTACTTCCCTGACATTCTTTGTAGAGAGGTCTTTATAAGTTAATGGATTGGGAGAGGGAAAGGTGCTTACTGGAGCTATTACAATATCATCAGCAGTGGACACATTAGGCGAAGCGGCCACGTACATGAGTTCCCCTTTGTACGAAATCCAGCCTTCAGAAAAACTTACTACTCCGCTGCCTGGTGTGGTTTCTAAACCACCCAATATAAATGACTCTTCAGAGCCATGAATAAAACCCTTTGAAAGGGCAGCAAAAGCCGCAAAATTGGCATCCTGCATAAACTTTAAATCCTGCAGCCGCAATGGATGCCCGCCGATATGTGTTAAAACAAGTTTGTTCATCAATATGTATTTATAATAAATAGTTTGCCTGCTAATTTGTAGTAGTTCACTGTGGAAACAAGTTGAGCTGCATCATACACCAGATCATCCCTTAGATACACCACAAAATCATAGTTTTGTTCATACTCCTCATCGGTGTATATCCATACTTCATCAGTATCATCAGCATCAGTAAAGAGGTAAAGTGGTGGCTCTGGGCTACCATCCTGAAACAGGTAGTTTTCAGGCAGTATGTCGGATTCAGTGACTATGTATATACTTCTTTGATCCTGGTCAAACTTGTCATTTAAAAGGCTTTCAAGTACAATTGTTTGACTATTGTATCTGAGCTTTTTATTGGTTTCTGTGCGGTAATCAATCAACTGTTCAAAGAGTGTTTGAACGGGCTTCAAATGAATGTAAAACCATGCCTCTGCCTTCGGCTTGTCTTTGAGCCGTGGCGGCAATATTTGCTGCATCCATTCTCTTATGTTCCAAGTGATGATCATGCAGGGATGAATGTTGTTGATGCCGGATCAGTGATTTCAAAGGCACCATCTATTTTAAAATAGCCTGATGCAGGCTGATAAGAGCCTATGATATATGAATAGCTGCCGCCGTCAGGCTTAGCTTGTATGTTGTCAATTACAACGTCCACGAAACCAGTAATGGCCTGTAAAGCATCAATGTACTTATTCACATTAAACTTGCCATCAAACTTGATACTGCTTAAATAGGCTTCAACAGCAGCTTTCAAAGCTATTTTAAACTCACCTAGATCAAGTTGACCATTGTAGGTAATTGTTTGTTTAAACTTCAATTGGTCAGCATCAATACTGAGGATGGTGGTTTTCACCCCGGCAGGCTTGATCTTATTTACATAAGAAGTTAAAGCAGTTTGCTGGCCAGATGTAAGCGGCTCTAATGTGCCTCCACCATTGCCTTTAGCCACTTTAATCAATACCTCCCCATTGGTTTCAACCACTGAAACCTTTTTAACGATCTGCTTGGTTTTGTCAAGCACGGCATAGCCCGGTTTGTAATCAATCAATGTTACGGTGTCCCCGTACTGAAATGCCAGCACCTGGTCACCGAACCAATCACGGGTTCCAAAAGCAGATTTTGAGGCAATAGCATCCACTTCCACTTTATAAGCAGCCCAAAGCAGCGATAAAGTATAGTGCGATACGGCTATAATATACCTGAGCAGCTTATAACGTGCCTGACTGCTTGGGCTGTTCAAAGAGCTGAGCGTTGGTTCAGCATCCTTAGCTGCATCAATGTCTGTGATTATTTCGTCAATGGTCATGATGTTCGGCTCATTAAAATGTATATATCAATCTGCCCAGCGGTTAAATCTGAAATAAATGCGGCATTGTCTAATGAAAATTGCATATACATTTCTGTTGAGTCAGCCGAAATACTTAGTTCATATCGCTCATCCAAAAACCATAGACTTGTATGATTCAAGTTGAAATCAAAGGACTTATTCGGGTAGTCAGGAAACCACGTTGCACCAGAATTGTCCTTATGTATATCAAATTTCATGTGATCTTCAGTTTCATGAACAAAGGCCGTTTTTACGTGATGCCTTAATCCATGTCCTATTGTTCCGGCTGGGAAATCAGGAAGTTTTATTTTTAAAAATTCCTGATCCTGCTCAATAGTTGCATCAATGATGTCTTGATAGGTGTAACTAAACTTTACCCATCGTTGTGAAGCATTCAGGGCAGCTTTAATACTGTCCATATTGTCATCTCCATTGACTGATGTTAGCCTTGAGGTTCTGTCCCTCCTGAAAATTAAATCAATTAAATATGTCATGATATATAATCCCTTTCTATATAGTCAGATTCAATGTAGCTGAGTTGTTCAACAACGTTGGTAGCTATACTACCCAGCGTTGATAGATATTTGCCTATTTGCTGATTGCGGCCATTCAGGTCAGGAATTGCATTCCGTATAAGCAACTGCGTGCCAGGATCAGTAACACTATTAAATCCGGCATCCATCTGCTGAGGGTTGTCTTCCATCAGGATAGCAATACCTTCATAGCATCCATACTCCTGGATAGCTATGTCAGTAATGTTCTGGCCATATACAACAACTATATACTTATATCCGCTCTGCATCTATTGTAATGTCAGTGAAACTGTTGATGATGATTGAATTTACTTTATAACCGTCCAGCTCCAACTGAAGCTGTATTCTCTTTTGCAAGGCGTTTATTATTTCCAATGTAAATGGAGCTCCTATATACTTCTGAATGCCAATTCCAGCCAATGGGAATTCCCTTATATGGCCAGGCAGGCAAATAAGCAGATCATTGATATGCTGCTGGTCGCTTGCACCGAACACCAAGTCACCATCCTTTATTAGGAGGTCTCCATCGTCATCCAGCAGTATATCTTTTACTTCGCTCATGCGTGTTTGATTGTTTCATTGAGTATGTTGTTAAAATTTCCTGTGGTTTGGCCTACCAAAGCAGATGTAAGTATTGTTTTTAAAGCGAGGCCACCATCTCCGGTTGCTGGTGTCCAGCTATTTATGGAAGTAATCAGCGCATCAACAGTCCCTTTTAACTTATTGATCTGTTCCTGAAGCTCTTCACCTTTTACCAAACTACAGTCTTCCCCATTCAGGATGATTTTTTCAGCTTTCACATGCAACTCTTCATATTCATCACAAGCAACCATGTAGGCCATACAATCATGATTCTCCAGTAGCGTAATCAAACACCATGCTCCTATTTTAGGCTTGCCCCACAGACCTTTCTCTTCATCATTGTCAGTTGGCCTGAGGCGCACTTCAAGGAAGTTGGGGCCACCATTAAGCGGCTCACATTCGCAGATGTGTTCATCCATATTTACAGATACCACCTTACACACAGATGTATATATTTTGATCTGCCTTTTGATGATGTGATTTAAGGCTTCGAGTGTTGTCATTATTCGTTGTTAGTTGAGGCTATTTCAGCATCCCGGATTGAACCGACCAGAGATTCATTGACCACATCAGCCATTTGGGTTGCACCTTCTTTGACTGTGTTGGTATGCAGCTCTTCGATACCTACTATCTTTTGAATATTGATTGTTACATTTCTAACCTTGGCACCACCAGCAGCAACTCCCTTAATGCCCATAGACATCTCAGTAGGTGCTGGGCCAGCTTTTCCAGGTTTAGTCATGGCTGTTTTACCATCAGGCATTAGGCTCATTGAGCCGTTCTTTTTATCAGCATCAGCTTTGTCCTTTTCCAGTTTCTGCTTCAGCTCTTTGGCTTTTTCATCGTTGATTAACTGGTCGTAACCTTCATTGAATATACCTCCTATTCCTTTCTCAGCAACATCTTTGATTGCACCAGCGGACTGCTCAAAGCCTTCTTTGATTAGGTCGGTGTCCAGAGTGAATGCACCAGCAATCACTTTGCCCAATCCGACAAAGCAGTCAATCAGGGTTCCGGCCACAGCTCCAATCCCAGCAAGCACCGCTCTGAAGGTCTGGCTTTCTTTGTAAGCTAGCACCAGCCCGGCAATCAGCAGCCCAATAGTTGTCACAATGATACCAACTGGGTTAGCATTCATGATTATATTCATGAGGCTCAATTCACCATTCAGGATTGGCATCAGGGTATTGGTTACAAACAAATAGCCATTGTAGGCCAGCCAGGCTGTACCTCCGGCAATCAGGCCAATAGTCAGGGATTCTACCACATGGGAGATCGTGTCTATATTTGCTTCTACCCAGGCGAAGCCCTGGCTAATTTTATCCAGTGCTGTTTCTATATAGGGAGCAGCTCTTTCGCCAATCTCAATCATGAAGTCCTGTATAGATGCCTGGCCATGCTTAACACGTTCAGCAAAGGAGCTCATGTTTTCTTGAGCCTGCTCAAAAGCAGTATTGGTCCTGGTAACTTTGGCTGTCATTCCTCCAACAGCATCAGCATTTGATATGAGTGTTTGAACAGCATTAAGATTTTCCCGTCCAAAGGCTTTGGTTAGGAATGTCACATCATGTAGTTTGGGGCCGAGAGCTTGCAATGTTGGAGCAAGTCCTTGTTTTGAAAGGTCAACATGGAAAGCGGATTGAAGGATAGTAATGATATTGCGGAGTTCAGTTCCTGCTTGCCCGCCTTTAATGGCATTCTGGCTAAGAACCTCTAAAGCTCCAACAGTGGATTCTATGCTTACGCCAGCGTTATATGCTACACTTCCAGTTTCCTTCAGCGACATAGCCAGATCAGGTATTTCAGCAGCTCCGAATTTAGCACCAGCTCCAAGCACGTTGATCATGTCGGCTGACTGGCTGGCAGCCATGTGGAACTGATTCAGTGACGCAGCCATTGTATTGGCCGCTGTAGGCATGTCCACACCAGCGGCTTTTGACAGCGTGATGGTGTTTTTCTCCAACTCTTCCAACCCTTTTATACCACCAGCAGTTGCCACATCTATATTTGAGGCCAGCAACTTGAATGCTTCAACTGATTCAGAAGCTCCAAGATTAAAATCTACTCCGGTCTTTCTTGCAAATTCTCCCAGCTCGTTTAAGTCCTTGCCTGTGATGCCTGTAATTGCAGATAGCTCATGCATCTTTTGATCATAGTCAGCAAATGGAGTGATCAGTGAGCCAGCTCCGCTGATTACGGTCTGAATAGCATCGTGAATCTGGTTAAAGGCAAACAGCCCTCCGGCCATACCATCGAATAGCTTGCCAAAGGCAGTATCAGCCTTTTTGGTACTTTCTTCAAGAGCATTAAATCGGGAATCTATCTTTTCAAGGATGGCACTCAGCTCATCCTTGCCCATATAAATCCATTCGGTTTTGTTATCGCTCATGCCTGCCCTCCGATCTTGATTATTCTGCGAAAACCGTCCACACCGAACCGAGTTTCAACTGAGTCTATGAAATACTTGCCAGCATGTTCCGGGTATTCATTGTCTGTAAATACGGCCACATATCCATGCTGGCAATATGGCCGGCCAAAGGTTACTATGTTGCCTTTATATCCATCAACCTTGAGTTTGCCTATCTCTGACTGAGCCCTTTTTGTGAGCTCTTCCTTGGTTAGTTTATAATAGTGCAAGGTGCGGTGTTCGCCATCCGCATCACCCAAATGCACCTCTATCTTCTTATTTCCGCCCAACTGGCTGACAGCCGTTACTTTGATCTTGCTGTCTTCCTTAGTAAGGTATTCCAGATTGTTGTCAATGATGTTTTTTTGAAAGTCGTATTTGACCTGTTTGGGATTGAGCGGATACGCAATGCCTGAGTTCAGCTCATGGCCCCGAAAATAAGAAACAAGGCCATAAGTTTCCTTCAGCTTTTGAAGGACTATTGTTGCGCTTACATTTTTGATTGAGAAAGGCCCCAGGTCAACATCAGCAGCATGAATGGAATAGTCAGGCGCGATGTCCTTTAAAAGCTGTTTAAGTGTTACTGAAGTATATGATTTGTTGAATGTGGTTTGCTTGAGCTTCCACATCTGATCCTCACAATGTATCACCACAGGAACATTAGGTTCAATCCTTGAAACAAAGCCAGAGAACTCATGGTTGAACTCCCCGTTATATCCAAGTTGGATGCTTACTTTATCTCCCTTTTTGATCAGGTCTTTTATACTCTTATCCTTCAGCTTCAGCTTTCGGGGTAGAGTGATCATGGCCGTGTCGCTCATGTTCTGCCATGAGGATTTTATTTCGACCTGGTTGACATAGTCAAATTCAAAATTCCCAATGGTTATATGGCAGTTAAGGGCTAACAGCATTATTTTAGTTGCAATTCAATAGGGGTGTCACTTGAGGCACTGATGGTGAATGGCTGTACGCTTGGAGTTGCTTCCAAGCGCGGCCATTTAATATCTTCAATCACTATGTTATGAATGCCCAGCATGTTTAATACCAAGGCTTCCACTTGGAGTTCAGAATTTATTTTGAAGATTTCAGATAATTTCCTGACCTCATCAAGGGGGTAGTTGTCGTTTTGGCTTATGATTAAGCCGCGTATTTCAATTGAGAAGTCATCAAGGCTAATAAACTCTTTAACACGCCCCGGTCGGCCCTGTATTTGAGTTTTAATTATAATTTTAGCCTGACTGGCATCAATCAGTGATGCGTCAGGCAGATTGTAGCTGGAGCCATCCGGAGTTTTGAGTTTGACAACTTCATAAATGGGTGTTCCCAAAATGGAAGTAGCTGTCTCCGGGTTGATGTCAATGGTGTCAATACCATTTAGGCTTATAGCAGACGAAGTCGAGCCTTCGACCCGTGTAACTACTCCACGAAGGCCAAAGACCCGTTCCAGTAATTGAGGTATATTTACCTTTATTGCCATTCGCTGCTTTGTTGCTTCTCATAACTTCTGATCCAGCACAATTGCTCCCATTTCTCCCAATACACCGAATCTGGCAGGTCTTCAGGATGAGGGATGTTCATGTAATAGCTGAGCATCGCATTGATTTTCCTTATAATATCCTGTTCCGGATTCTCACTGATCGGGGGGAGCAGTGTTAGTTTTTTACGTACTGCCCCCCTGGAAGTTCCAGCACGTTAAAGGCTAGTGTTGCTGCCTTGATGGAAAACATTTGCTCCTTCTGGCTTGAGCTAGGATTGCGGAGTGAATCATCACCTCCCAGCCAGCAATTCTGTATGGCGAATTCTCCCGCCTCCAGAATCTGCTTATTAGCATGTCTGGTCATCATCACTGCTACAACATTTCGGCCTGGAGGCTTCAGGTAGCAGGTTTTAGTTTGGGAGTCATCATATACTGAGATTGTGTGAATGTCTCCATGCTCTTTTTTCCAGGCATCAAATTGCTCCTGTGTGATGTTGCCTGGCAGAGTACCTGGCTCTTTGGTTATTGTTTGCTTGGTCATTTTATGTATAGTTTATAAAATTGATTTTTATATAAAAGTCGGCGGAGTACCTGGGTACCAGTTCGGCTACATCTGGCGGCCGTCTTCATTATTGGTGCCAGTCAATGTGGCTTACGATCAGCTCCAGCTTCACCTCAATTTTAATGTCACCTTGTTTGATGTCTCTTACGTTGTTGGTGAATTCACAGTTGCGGATTACATCGGTAACCGCAATCCCATTGTCATCCACGTATGAAACTGTGATGTCAAAAGGATTTATGTCCTGAAGTCTCTTGCCTTTCGGGAGGCCGCTTTGAATGGCCTGCACCTCATAGTCATAAAGTGTTATACTGCATTTAGGCTCGTAGTTGCCGCGGGTGCGATTGACTGGCATGCGACCAGCTCCATAGTTGTTGGTCTTCTTTACCACATCGTCATAAGATATGGCGGTAAAACCTTCGTAGGTGCGACCGAATATGTTCATTCGGATATTGGCCCAGCTAAATCTGGCACCATTAATTAAAGGGATAAACTCCATGTTAGTCTGCTATTAAAAGGGATTGTTAAAGCCTATGGTTACTGCAATGGTTCGGGCTGTTCCGGTTGGTGTGCACTCAAACTTTACCTGCAATTGAGAGGTTGACAGGATGTCCTGGCTAGGATCAACGAATACACCAAAGCCCGACACTTCACCGTCTTTTCCCATGTTTTCGACTGCCTTCAGGCCAAGCGTCTCAAAGCGCTTGGCCACTTCAGGCGAAAGCTTTCCGGTGTCCTTATCTACCAAGATGGGCCTGCCAAGCTCAGGAAGCAAAGCAGTCCGGATATTGCGGATAGCTTTGTCGATGGTTCGGGTGTTTTCTAAGTATGCATAATCACTGCTTACTTCAGTGCAGGCATGGCTGTCATTGATATATACACCAGAGAGGCCAGTGTATTTGCGTGGGAATATAAATCCCTTTGTATTCAGGGTTTCAAAGTCGGTTGCAGTATAACTGGTCAGCAGGTTGTTGCTGCTGAGTCCGGGAGTCAGGAAGGCTGACTCAGCAGCACTTTCAATATTAAACTTCCCGACCCAAGATAATGACTCGTTAACCTTTGCTTTTGATATACATCCGAGTATAGTTCCTACAGCAGCATAGCCATTGTAAAGTGTATTGGAGCTACTTACTGCATGGTCGCTGGCAATGGTTACTGCGACACGATCACATTCAGCTCCACGCAGGTCTATTGCACTGGAGGTTGATCCATTGTAAGAGCGGCCTTCCATCAGGATAAACACCGGGCGGTGTTCTGCGGTCTCCTCTTCAGCAAGAGCCTGGGCTTTTACAATTGCTGTCACCACATCTGCATCAAAGCCGTTTGACAACGTTGGAGTGTAGCCTATTGATGGGTTTCTAATGATAGCCAGTACATTGATCTTGCCTTCTGATTGGGTCAGAAGTTTTTTTGCGTTGGTGCTTACATCTTTATCAGCAAGGTTGGTCAGCGTATTAGTGCGGGCAACAACTAAGAGTCGCAATTCTCCTGAAGGATTCATGCGGAAAAACTCTTTGATATGATGATACAGCAGCGTGGTGTTTGTGGTGTCATAATCAGCATCCACACCCAATGCATCAGCATCATTCAGGCTTTTCAAAGTATAAACTGTTCCCAATGTTAGGCCACCGCTAACGGCAACACCAGTGGTCATGACTCCACAAATCATGTCGGAGCTTGGCTCTCTGCGGCCTAGTCCGCCTGTGGTTCGGGTTACAACAATATCATTCATTGTGTTTGAATTTTTATAGTTGCAGGAGCTGGGATCGAACCAGCGACCTCCGGGTTATGAGCCCAGCGAGCTACCTCTGCTCTATCCTGCAATTGTTCCTTTACTCAGGCTGTTCAGCCCTTTTGTCCTCAATGAGTTTGACCATATCCTTATTAGTAGCACCATCAGGTATTTCAAGCTCAAGCTCGTGGCAAATGGCAGTGAGTTCAGCCTTGTTCATTTTATCCAAGGGCTTGTAGGTTAAAGCTGGATTCTTATCCCGATTGTGTGTTTCCGGCTCTTCTCCAAGGTTTTTTGCGTGGTTATTGGCATCGTTTTTCACTTTGAAAACACTGCCATCTGAAGTGCTGTACACTTCATTTACTTCAGGGTTTTCTTTCAATACTTCCTCAGCGAGTTTGCTGATTTCCTTTTTGTCCATGTTTGAATGTGGTTTAAATGGTTATTCGTGGTATTCACTGGCCATACTTGCAACGGCCACTATTGCAGCTCCTACTGAGCTTAAAATGATAGCGGAGGTGGTGATCCAGGCAGGTAAAGTGAGGCCTGCTGATTCAGCAGCAGTCAAGATTGAGCCTCCCAATGCTCCGATGATGAATCCGATCCTTCTCAGCTTTTTCCAAAATGGAGGTGTCGGACTATCCATGCGAGCCAGCATATTAGCTGCTGTGAGTTTGTCTTGATCCTTTGTCATTGCTTTGGTTGGGGTTATTAGGTTTTAAAGGTTTAAAAAGCCATTTAAGAAACCTGGTCATCATGAATCCGGCTCCAGCTCCAATGGCTCCATACACTGCTGCCTGCATTATTCCTTCTATGCTGATCCAGCCGAATATTTGGGCTGTGATTGACATCAATGCTCCTGCTATTGCTCCGCCTTTGTCTTCCATTGTTGTTCGTGTTCCGCCTTTTCGGAGGCTGGTTTCCCAGCCTCCTATTGACGGTTATCCATTGACCTAAAATATTTATCGAATATTAGGAGGCTGCGATTTGAACAATACCTCCGAGTTGCTTTTGACGTTTAGCGGTTGCTAATGCCCGAAGCCTGAAATTTATGTACGATCCCTGGTAATCAGGGTTGTCAATGCTATCATACATTTTGATACTTCCCATTGCTTTCATGATGGACTTTTTCTTGATATATGCAACGGCTGCATATTTATCATTGCTGGTCTGAGAAGCTCCAAATGCCTGTTTAGTCCATACTCCACTAACTTTACGGTATAAAGGTAGTCCGGTTCTCACACGAATCTGGAAGCCATAATAGTTCAACAGAACTCCTGTTACTACGCCTTGTTGAGCATTGAGCTCGTATTGACGCTTCAGAGTTTCATCTGAATCTACAAAGCCCCAGAACTGATCTGGTGACATTACTAATACACGCCCTTCTTTAGGGTATTGTTTGTTATCCCAAGCTTTGGCCAGATTCTTAATGTCTGTTTTTGTTATGAGTTTTAAACCTGAACCATCATCCGCTCCAGTGGAGTCAATCATCGGTGTATTAGCTATGTTGGCCGTGCATCCAAAATTATAGAGAGCCTTGTCACCAAACTTTGTATATATAGTATCCTTGTGTTGAGCCGTTACGGTTTGCAGTTTATTGTAAGCCAATTCTATCTGTTCTGCATCCTTTACAAGGGTGCTGTCGCTTGAGAATTCGTCAAGCGAAACAGCAAGAGCTGTATCCGTGCGACCAGCAATGGGTATTGGGTAGGTTGTACGGTTGACCTCTACAGTTGGGTCAGCCCCTATTTCTCCAAAATTGATCGTGTCATTATCCTGCCACTCAGACCAGTCATCTGCATCATCCAGGATGTCATTACCCGGATAAAAATTTTCTAAAAGCGCATCTATCCAGACCTCTTTTAAAAGGCCGGAAAGAATTGCTGATTGTATAACATTCTGTTGACCCCAGCGTAAAGAAAGGATATTCAGAATTAAACATGGGAGTACCATACTGTATTCAGTTAAGAATACCTGGTTTACAACGGTAGTCATGAACATCGCTACAAGCGTGTTAAACATGATGGCCATCAAGGCTAAGAGCAGACTCTTTTTCATTTTTATATAAATTTTCGTTTCGTGCTTATGTAAAATTGTATATGTTTATTTTGGTGGAGATTACTTACCGTAATTAGTCCGGAGTGCCTGAAACTCTTCAAGGCTTTCGGCTTTGAGTTTAGCCAGACCTTTAGGGTCTTTTTGAGACCAGTCCTTATACGTCCATGTGGAACGGTCTTCAGTATTCCCGGTTTCTGTTTTCTTACCCAACTGGATAATATCCATAGGCTTTGGTACTGGCTTGATAGCATCCAGAATAGCTTTGGCAGAATCAAATTCAGCGTTAGCTAGTTTTGTATAACTATCTTCCTGTGCTTTGGTAATTTTTCCTGAAGCCACAGCATCTGCCACGAGTTCAGTCACTCGTTTGCTCTGGTTGGTTAGGGCATCTGAACGAAGTTTTGTAACTTCATCCGCGTCTGCTTTCAGAGCTGTGATCTTTTCAATCACCTGCTCTTCAGTTGCACCTGCTTTAAGTCCAAGCAGGGCAAGAATTGAAATAGGAAATTCCATATTGTTTGTGTCGTTTGTGGCTTGCTGTTTTAGTGGAACCATCTGAAGCTGTATAAAGTCTTCAGGGTTTTTAAGCTCTATCCTAGTACCGTTTGAGTCATACAGTGCAAGGCAATTGTCATTGCTGGGTATATCTACCACGCTTGCCTCTACAGCTTTGCATTTGGTAACAGTAGGATATTGTTGACCTGGTAGAAGGTATTTTAAATCGGCCGAGCGTTCAATTATATAAAATCCCAAACTGGCACTTTTGATAAAGTCATTAGCTACTTTACGCTCAACCTCTCCACCCATATCATCATCACTGTCAAATACAGCATCAGCTAATAACTGACCTTTTTCTTTTCTTATATTTTCCCAACGACCAATAGGTCCTTTGTAGTTGTCTCCCCAGCTTCTATGATTGAATAACATCACTGGGTTCTCTTTGAATTGACTGATGTTTATACCAGCAGTCATCACGCGAAATCCGTAACTGTTTACTAATGTTTCATCTGACAATACAAAAGTTTTTGTTTCCATCTAAGCCGATATATGTGTATATCTGACTGCGAAACTGAGAAGTATATAATATACTGGCAAATCGGGTTTAGTACAACCCGATTTTTACTTATGGTTAATCGGATTTTTACTTATGGTTAGCTGAAGAACTTTTTATACTGCTTTATAAGGAATGCACCTTTGCTATTGATATGGCTGCCAAATCAGTAAAGTATAATGAAAAAAAACAGTACGCCGAAATACTGTTCATTGTGTCCGGTTATACACAAAAGCAGATTGCTGAAGAGCTGTCTGTTACTGAAAAAACTATCGGGCAGTGGGTGGAGAAATTTGGATGGAAAGAAAAGAAGGCCGTTCAAAACCTCTCGCCAACAAAGCTTATACAATCTTATTATGAGCAAAGTGATCTTATATTAAAAAAGGCAAAAGAAGACGACAGGCCCATCACTTCCAAAGAAGCTGACTCCCTGAACAAAATTGCTTCAGCTATTGAAAAGCTGGATAAGAAGATCAGCCCTTCGCTGAATATGGAAGTATTCATGCGGTTTAACAATTTCCTTCAGAGCATTGACTTGGATTTAACCAAGCAACTCATTCCATTTCAAAAAGAGTATATACAAACCTTGATCCGTAGGACTCAATGAAACAGGTGACTTGGAAAGATTTTGAAGAGCATTGTAAGATGATTCAGCAGGCCACGCCTGTTGAAGTAGGAGAAACTATAGATGCCAAGCAAAAAAGGATTGAGCGGGCAAAAAAGGATTACAAGTTCTTTTTTAAATACTATTTTCCAATGTACGCCAAAGCTCCTTGTGCATGGTTTCATATATTATTTGCAAACGCACTTCTTAAAAATAAACTGTTTAAAGGTATTGCCCGCTGGTTTCGGGGTTCAGCAAAATCTACCCATGCTACATTAGGCTGGCCGCTTTGGCTCAAAATAAATGAAGAATTAAAGACCATGCTCCTGGTTGGGCAAACCGAAAAGAAAGCATTCAGATTGCTGGCAGATATACAAGCTCAGTTAACCAATAACCGGAGGTTCATCAACGACTTTGGGGAGCAGTTCAGCTTTGGCTCCTGGAGTGAAGGTGAATTCATTACAAAAGACAATTGTGCTTTTTATGCCATCGGTTTAGGACAAAATCCACGAGGCACACGCAATGAAGCCAACAGACCTGACTATATAGTTGTGGATGATGCTGATTCAAAGAAGCTGAGTAAGAATCCAAAGCTCGTGCGTGAAGCTGCTGACTGGATCATGGAGGACTTGATGGGCTGTTTTGATATAGGCTCAGAAAGGTTTATCCTGGTCAATAACCTGATATCTAAAACAAGTATCATGGCCACTGTGTCAGATGAGAAGCTCAAGGGCGGTGACAGAAGTGTAAAGAGCGGTTGTATATATACAACTAAAGGCAACTGGCATTTACTGACTGTAAATGCACTTGACAAAAAGGGCTTCCCCACATGGCCGGAAAAATACACTATACAATACTGGAAGCAAAAAAGGTCTGAGACCAGCATGCGGGCGTGGGAAAAAGAGTATATGAACAATCCGCTGCTGGAAGGAACTATATTCAAACCTGAGTGGATCAAGTGGAGAGCTATAAGGAAGCTTCGTGAATATGATGATCTGGTTGTCTATTGTGATCCATCATTCAAGAACACCGCAACTAGCGACTTTAAAGCAATCAAGTTTTGGGGCAAAAAAGGCAGTGAGCTGCATTTAATCAGAGCATTTTGCCGCCAATGTTCCGTGTCCACAATGGTCAAATGGTTTTATGACCTTCATGAGTCATTACCTGAAGATATACAGGTAGATTATTATATAGAAGCCAATATGCTTCAGGACTTGTTATTGGATGAGTTCTATGAGGAAGGTGAGTCCCGCAACTATCAGCTACCTATCAGGCCGGATCACAGATCAAAGCCTGATAAGTTTGGCCGAATAGAGGCAACCAGCCCTCTGTATGAACGTGGATTTATTATATATAATCAGGAAGAGAAAGATGATCCTGATATGGTCGCTGGCATTGATCAGCTATTAGCAACCGAGCAAGGCAACTCTGCACCTGATGACGGCCCCGATGCTGATGAGGGGGCAATTTGGCTGCTCCAAAGAAGAGGCCGCAGTAAAAGCAGAAGCAATGAAACCCGCACGGGTAAACGTCAACGAGAAAACGATTATTAACCTCTATATATACATGAAAAGAACACCTATTACATGGTACGGCGGTAAACAAACCATGTTGAAACACATTCTGCCAGCAATTCCCGAACATAAAATATATGTTGAGCCCTTCTTTGGAGCAAAGAAGCTCAAAATCGAAGTTCTAACAGCTAACTATAAATTTTGATGGCATTTCTCAAACAAGATGATTACAAAACCCAAATAAGGGAACAGGCTATATTTCAGGTTATAGAAAATGATAACCTGGTGCTTCAGGAAGCCGAAATCATGGCTCAGAAGGAAATGGAGTCCTATATCAACCAGCGGTTTGATGTGGATGAGATTTTCTCCCAGGAAGAAGGTGATCGTGATCCACTTATAAAGATGTACCTGATTGACATGGTGGTGTACCACGTATTCAGCCGTGCCACTCCCAGAAATATCCCTCAAATAAGGATTGACCGATATGATAAAGCCATTGCCTGGCTCAGGGATGTGGCAACCGGAAAACTCACTCCGGCTCTTCCAGCTTTGATTGATCCGGATACTGAGGAAAGTGCTTCAAATTCCCGATTTGGAAGCAATGAGAAATTCAATAGTGAATACTGATACTGTTTAAATACCGTTTAAAAAGCCCGTAAAATGAAGATAAGTATGAATCCTATGTCTTGGATAGACAACTTGATAAATAAGCGACCAGAGGCCTTAAAATCCGGTTCAGGTGATCGGGTAAATAATGAGCAGGTCATTACACGGATTATTGAGCAGTCAAATACCAGGGCAAAAAAGGATATTAAGACCTGGAGAACTGCACTGACTTCGGCTGAAAACGTTGTAAATCCGCGCAGGCTGCTTTTATACAACCTATATGATGAGCTGGTGCTGGACAATCATTTGAGCGGGATAGTAGATCACCAGATCAAAGCAGCATTGAAAGCTGAAGTCATAAGAGTCTCCAACAAAACTGATGGAACGGAAGACCTGGAAAAGACAGAGATGTTCAGAAAGCAATGGTTCAATGACCTGATTGACATTTACGTTGACACAGCTCTTTGGGGCCATAGCCTAGTTCAGATGGGAAATATTGTAGAGGGGGAATTCTCTGGTTGCGAACTGGTGCCACGCAGACACGTTTCGCCTGAGTTTGGTTTGATCCTAGTTAATCAAATCGATAATACAGGAATTGCATACCGGGATACTCCAATGATGGACTGGCTTATTGAAATAGGCACTAAGAAAGGGTTGGGCTTGTTAAACAAAGCAGCTCCGAACATACTCTTCAAACGCAATGCGTTTATAGCCTGGTCGGAATACACCGACATATTCGGAATGCCTGTCAGGGTTGGTAAGGTTGTCGGAAGAGATAAGAAGGACATGGACAGGATGGAGGGACACCTGAAAGATATGGGCAAATCAGCTTATGCTGTGTTCCAGGAAGGCGAAGAGATCAAATATATTGAATCTACCAAGGGAGATGCGTACAATGTTTATGACAAGTTCATAGACCGCATTGATATGCAAATCAGTAAGCTGCTACTTGGCCAGACCATGACCACCGATAATGGAAGTAGCAAAAGCCAGGGTGAAGTACATGAACGGATTTTGGAGAATGTGATCAATGCTTTCAAGACTGGGTTTGAAGCGCTGGTGAATACCAGTCTGTTCAGGGTAATGAATGCCCAGGGAATGGGTTTTGAGAACTTTAAGTTTGAATTCCCCGAACGCAAAGACCTGGATGCTTTGTGGAAGCGGGTGCATGAAGCTCTTGAATACTTCGATGTTGAACCTCAGTATATCATTGACAATTTTGGTATCCCGGTGAAGGTAAAAGAGGTAACACCTCCTAAAACCAAGCCTGGAGATAATCCTGATCCCGGAAAGAAAAAGAAGCTCAAAGGCATGAATCCTATTGTAAAGCTGCATCAATCCATCAACGAACTATACCAGGAACACGACTGCGAGCATGAGTAAGACACTGGATGACATCTTTGACCGGGTTGTGGATGATATCTATAAGGGTAAAATCAGATCAGGTGACGTTGATCCTGAATTTATTCAGGAACTAGCTCAGGAAGTATGGAAAGCAGTAAAAAAAGGCTATAACCTCGACTTTGATTCACCAGGGCTGCAAACCCATGACTTTGAAATGCTGCAACATCTTGAGCGGAATGTCTATGTGTTTTATGGCTTTCAAAACTATCATCAGCTTCGCGACATTACCAGCTTATTATATGATGAACAAGGCAATGTTAGGCCGTTTGCAGACTTTAAGAAGGATGTAAAAGACATTGATGAAAATTACAATGTCAACTACCTGGCTGCTGAATATGACTTTGCGGTTAACAGCTCAGCGATGGCCAGCCGATGGGTTCAATTCCAAGTTGAAAAAGGAGCATTGCCTTTCCTGCAATATCAGACAGTAGGAGACAGCCGGGTAAGAGCAAGTCACGCTGCTCTTGATAAGATTATTAAGAAAGTAGATGATCCGTTCTGGAATAACTACTATCCTCCCAATGGCTGGGGTTGCAGATGCTCGGTAAGACAGCTTACTGAAGGCGAAGAGACAAAGATAGACAAGTCTTTACTGCCTGAGCTGCCTCCCATGTTTCGCAATAATACAGCAAAGCAGGGCGTGGTGTTTCCTGAGAGCCATCCCTATTACAATGTCAACAAGCAAACCCGTCAATCCATACTAAAAGCCGTTGAGAAGATCATCCCAAACAGGCAGGAATTTCAGCGGGTGCATGAAGGTAAGAAGGGAGGTTATGTTGATGTGCATCCAGCTCATTCCAAACAGGAGCGGGTTGAAAATATTGAGACCGGGATCATTCTAGCTAACCAGGGATATAAAGTGAAGCTGTTAGCAGTCAGTTCAAAGCCAGGAGCAAAGAATCCTGATGCCATGATAGGCATCAAGCAGTTTGAAATCAAGCACAACCACAAGGCTTCAAAAGGTGCCATTGACAGTGAGTTGAGAAAGGCTAAGAGCCAGGCGAATAACATCCTGCTACACGTAAAGAGTAGCATTAAGCCCGGAGCTCTGGCTTCAGCTATTCAAAACCGTGTGGCCAGGTCTGAAAATGTTCAATCTCTTATGCTGTATTATCAAGGGAAACTGCTTGTATTTACCAGGAAGCAAATACTCAATAAAGGCTTTAAAATAGAATGAGGCCCTTCGAAAACGAGGGGCCTCAAGCCAGGGCCGAGGATTACTCCCCAGCCAAGTGCAAATATACAAACTTTAAATACAATACCAATGCCAATTAAACATTCAGGAAAGACACCCAAGGAGATGATTCAGGAACTGAAGAAAACACTCAGTGTGCTACCTGTATTGATTGGCAATGAGGCTGTCAACTTCTTTCAGGACAACTTTAAAAAAGAAGGATTTCAGGGAGACAGTGGGCTTGAGAAGTGGCCAGCTAGAAGCCAGAACGCACAAAGGAACTCAGGAAGGGCTTTATTGGTTAACAAGGGCTTATTGTTTAAGAGCATTGTAAAACAGGTTGGGCCATCTAACATCAGGATATTCATAGTTGGTCCCGCTGCTGTTTATGGAGGTATTCACAATAGCGGAGGGGTTACACATCCATCAGTAACAGTCAAAAGCAAGGCGTGGGCATGGAACATGTACAAGGCCACAGGTAAATCAGTCTATAAGGGAATGGCAATGGCAAAGCCAGGTACACGCCTGAATGTTGTCATCCCGCAACGTAAATTTATAGGCAATAGCAGGCAGTTAGACCAGCGTATTGAGGCCATAATCATCCGTCAATTAACCAAAGCATTACAATGATTCAAGTATATAAATCCCTGAAAAAATACCTTTCTACCCAGATAGTAGGAGTAGGTACAATTGACCTGTTTAACAATCAGTTTCAAAACCTCAAGGACAATGAAAGTGAAGAGGATATCATCATATTCCCAGCCGTACTGATTGAATTCATGCCTGTGGACTGGACAAGCAACAGCACCAATATTCAGGATGGGAAGGCTACCATCAGGCTCCACATTGGGCTTGAAAGCTACAGCTCAACAACGTCTGAGGTAATTGATGGCCTTGAATTCCTGAGCTTCGTTGAAAGCGTTTATGTAGCAGTTCAGGGATGGGTTGCAAGAGATGAGGCTGGCAAAGCTCTGGCTTCATCTATGGATCGGATACAATCAGTCCAGGATACCAACCACGATGCTTTATGGGTAATGCAGGAAGCATACAGCCTCACCATTTACGATGAGGCTGCGGCTATTAAAAAGAGATATGTTGAGGCTACTGCTGAATTGAAAGAGCAGCGGGATAAAACGATTACCACTACTAAAATAGTAACTCCTTAATCACAGTTGAAAGTAAAAACCTGGTGATAGGAAAACTGGCCATTTGACCATGCCCAGGATTCAATCACGTTGCCATTGTTATCAATGATTTCCTTGCCAGTTGTTCCATTCGCAATGTGACTGCCATCATAGCTAATCCAAGTCCTTTCAGCGGCTGTGATTTCTGTAAAAACTTTTGATAAGTAAGGTTTATTTTTCATAGAATATACAGAACTATCAAGTCTGTTGCCAGTGTAATAGTTCACCCATTCAGTGCCAATATTACCATCCTTGTCAAGACTTTGCCCCTTAACTTGCCTGCAATTTTTAACAACCGTATTGGTAACAGTATTAGTCACCGTATTGGTGACAGTTTTTGGCTTCTGGCAGCAGCATATAACCGCTATTGGGATAAATAAAAATAGTTTCGTCATGATGCAAATTAAATGGTTTTCCAGTCAAAAATTTCAACATAGGTGATCCCATCAGCATTTAAAACAAATATGCGTGTGCCAGGTGCAATAACTGATGGAAGTTCATCTACAAAGCTGCTTTCATTGGTTTCCGGATCAATCAATTGATATTTCATATATTTATTTATGTTAAGATTTAATTACTCTGATGCAATAATGTTCAAGTATCAAGGTATCTCCAGCAACCGCTTTTTGTCCTTTAAAATCTATGGTGATTGTATTGGATATATTAACAGTAGCAGTACTCGCATTCAACCCGGTAGCTGAATAACTGCTGTTAGCCAAAGCAATACACTTCAGAAGTGTGGAGGATACCACCTTGAAAATGACTATTTTTTGTAAATATTGGTTATTAGCTAAACTATCATTTTGGACTGGACCAACCGTACCATTCACATACAGATTGGGAGCTTTCGCATTAGCATTATTGTTGCAATTCCAAATATACTCAACTTGTATGCTGTCTCCAACTGCTAACAATCCTGGCGGAACAATAATACTTGCCAGTAAAGTCAGAGCGGTTGTATTACCAACAGTAAGGGGAGCTGAGTTTTGACCTAAAACAATATTGCCAAGTGAAACGCCAGTAGGCCATGCTCCTGATGCTTTGGGGCCATAAATGTACCTTGAGGTGGTGTCAATGTAGAAATCACCATTTGCTCCAAGGCCATTTGAAGGAATTCCTGAGCCATTTCTGAGCGTTTTACCATCTGCTCCAGCGTTTCCTGTGGCTCCAGTTGCTCCTGTATTTCCTGTGGCTCCTTGTGGCCCTGTCATTGAGTGACCAGTAGGCCATGCTCCTGATGCTTTGGGGCCATAAGCTACCCAATTAGTGGTGTCAATATAAAAATCACCATCTGCTCCAAGGCCATTTGAAGGAATTCCTGAGCCATTTCTGAGCGTTTTACCATCTGCTCCTTCATCACCTTTAGGGCCAACAGCCAATTCAGTTACAACTTTGACATTGTCCTGAACCCTTGTTTTAAATGAGCTGCGGGGCTTTACTCTAACAATTACACTCATGATGCAACTCCTTTCCTGACGCGGAATAAGTCCGCAACTTCACGGTCTTTGCGACCATTTACATAGTCTGAATCTTCAATAACCAAGTCAATCTGCATTTGCAGGAGCCCTGTATTGAAATCACTGGTTTTGTCAGATGTAAGAATAATCTTAGCTTCAGTTACGGTTTCCCCTGCTGTAACAGGTTCAAACCCTTCAGCCTCAACCTTGCTGTATTTGGCTACTTCAATATTGTTGATGGACAATATGACGACCATATCAATCAGGTCAGCGAAGTTTAAGGGTTCACCATCTTTGTCAAGAAGGTCGAAGTAGATGGTTTTGTCTTCTCCTATATATAAAGTTTCCATGTTATATAAATTACTTGGTAGTTAATATTTGCCCAATCCAGTCTGCTGATAGGAAAAACTCATCGCTAAGCATCTCAAGGATATAGCCATAGGTATATTTACGCTTCCCCTTTATTTTTTGAGAAGCCAGCTCTTTATACCTGGCTTTCAAACGATCATTCCTTTTGTTCAACAGCTCAGATTTTCTACTCATTTTTTGGGGTCTTTTATAGTTAATCCGCTATCGTCTTTTTTAAGAAAGTCACCAATAGTGACATTGGCTTTAAAAGCCACTATTTCATTGAAGGAATTGCGCACCGGAATCAACCCCTTTTTAATCAAGTGCTGATGGTAGTATGGCACTTGTGCTGGCAGCAATTGTGCAACATATTCAGGGCTGTAATAGTCTGGGAATCTCATGGCTGGTTTGCCTTCAGCCATTTCCGTTTGCAGCTCATTCCAAAATTTGACGAGGTTACTGATGCTCCATTTGGTATGCCATAGAAAGTTTGTGCTACGGAAATAGTAGCGGATGATGGCCTCTGTAACTGGCACAAGCTGTATCTTTTTCCCTTCACCAGCATATACTTTGTATTTTCTGCCTTTCATCTCCTCAAATATTTGGCAGAACAGCTTTACACGCTCGTATCCGGGTTTCTCTTGCTCTTCCATGCTGCTCAAATCATACTCCTTTTCGCAAACTTTCAGGCCATGATGTTGCAGACCCTTCAACAGCTCCTCCCTGAAGGGCATATTGATCCTGAACGAATCCCATACCTCCCGTTTAATCGGTGTTTTAATCTCATTTATACAAGATTTAAACAGCCCGTCCTGGTAGGTCATAATCAGGAAACCTTCAAACTTTTCTGATGTGATTATATACTTTTTTAGTAGCATGATGGAAAAGCTGTTTTTTGATCTAAAAACCCACTTACACCAATCATTACATTAGTAGCGTAAGCAGAAACTCCATACATCCAGCCTTCCTGGTAAGCAATCAGTATGCTCTGTGCCTCTGTGTAGGTAAACAGAAATGACAGTTTATCCTTACCGCTAAACATGGCTTTTGCTGTTTGCTGGCTCAAGCGAAAATGAAGCTCTCGAATGGTAGCAAGTGCCACAGCCTCATACCGATCAGCTGGGGCATGATCTAGTGCCATCATCAGAATATCACTAAACGTGGTTGCGTCCACGGTATTATTAAATTTGTAACTATATTTTTCCATGTTTAAAACAGTTCCTTTTGATTTGTTTGTGATGCTGGTTCCTCTAGCTTGTGAGTCAGCCCCCGATCTTCCAGCAGATCATCAACCAGTCGCTCCAGAGCTATTGCTTTCTTTTGGTATAGCGTATTGCGGGTTTTGAAATACCTTACCTGGTAGGCCCTCATTTCGGCCACGATCTTTGCAAATTCTCCTGCGGTCATTGGCTGTCTCCTTTCTTCAGCAGGTAATGTGGTATCCATTCCTTATCCAGAACGGCAATAATTTTAACCAGGTCGGCTTTATGATAATCATTCAACCTCTTACCCCAGTGCTTGATTAAAGTGGCCTGTATTCGTGTCATATCGGCTTTCTCATCCTTGTTGTATCCAAGTTCACGGAAACATGCAATTACTTTTTTACGCATCTTGTCAAACGGGTGAGCCGCTGGTACTGAAGGCATGGTGATAGGTTGCACTTCATCAGGCTTGCAACTCAGAAAATCACCTTCCCGGTTTAACCTGGATATAAGAATGCGAGCTTCATCTATACTTAGTTCTTTGCTGCTGGTTTCACGGCCTGCGGTTGCATCAATAACATAGTCAACCTTCCACGGCATAAGCCCCAGGCGATTTAATACCGCATGAAACTGGCTGAGTTGATTAGGTGTAATGCTGCTCATATCAGGTGAATTCAAGTCTTTCGTTTTCTTTTACGTAATCGTAGTCGTTGTACGAAAGGCCGGAGCCTGACCTGCAACACCAGTCAGCATACTTGAGCACAACCCAATCATTTACTTAATCAAAAAGTATTGCTCATAAAGGGGTTTGAACGTTTCGCCTGCGTATTTCGCCAGTTCTGCTGACTTAAAAGCAAGGCGGGAGCCGACAATCGTAGTCGAGGAATCGCAAACGTGGACGTGGTACGAAAGGCCGGAGCCCGATGGACACTCATCTGATGCCTCCACGTCAAACCAAGGGTAATACTTCCATTCATTATGGTTGTTCCAATCTGGTTTCCAGCCTTCATTTAGGGCTTCTGTGATGATCACCAGTTGATAGTGGGCTGACATAGCTTCACAATGGCCGCCTACCGGAATCATTGAAAAGTCGGGCAGAACCGTAGAAATGTTGAGGGCCTTGCAGGCTTCCTCGAATGATTTTATTTTGTTCATTGAATTTTAGTTTAGATAGTTAAGAATTTTGAGTAAATGTCTAAGAATTGATTGCCTGCATAGGTTGCCAGCTCAGCAGATTTAAAAACAAGGCGGGAGCCGACAGACGTATACGAGAGAACGAAATCGTAGCCGCTGCACGAAAGGCCGGAGCCCGAATTCATTTTAAACCAGGGATAGTATTTATTTTCATTACTGTTGTTCCAGCTAGGCTCCCAGCCTTCATTGAGAACTTTGGCTATATGAGCCATTTGAGCAAATCCCTGAGCGGCTAAAAATGTCGCATCGGTGCCATTGTAGCTAAGCAAAATATCCAGGTTTTGGGAAAGAGGCTGAATAGAGCAAGCATCCTCGAATGTTTTCACTCGGTCGGTGATTTTTAAAGGTTTGAATCCTTCTGATCCATAAAGGGTTTCAAGCACTTGTTTAACCTCATCATTGGAGGTTTGATAGGCGGCAATAATGTCCGCGTTGTCTGGGGTTTTTAGTTGAGTTGTACTCATTGTTTTTGATATTTAAAGTTTGAATAGTTTGCTCCATGTGGCTGAGTCTAATAGACACCTTGAACCATTAGGGATGTAGCCTAAGCCTTGACTTTGGCTAGTTTATCGGGTATTTGTGAGGGTATTAGCTTATAAGCTAGAAATCCTTCAATGGGGTAGGCATCCTTTTCAAAAGTTCTAAAGACTGTATATGCTTTTATGTTTATGGCTTTGATAAGACTATTAGCAGCTAGCTTGTGTTGGAATTGTAATTCCTTTTTTTCGCCATATTCATTTAATTTCAGGCCATTTACATCTTCAGTGAAAGACATATATAAGCTATCCCCTTTTTTGATAATAGTAACAGTGTCATCATTGTTTAATGATAGATGTTGTATAGCTGACTTATTAAATCGAAAGGTGCCACTTTTACTTATGCTTACAATAGGCTCGGTGAGCTTATGCTGGCGCTGGTTTAGTTTGTTGAAAATTTCCATTGTTTTATTCATGTTTAGTTACTTGCGAAGTCTTCCTTTTTTAGATCAATGTAAAAGCTCTCTTCTTGCACCACCTCGCAGCCAATGCCTTGCTTAGTCATCAGTTGCATTACCTCAACTTTTTCACGGTCAGCAAGCAGCTTATCTTTGGCTGGCTCATCTACTGTTCTAACATAATCTGGCAGCATTTTTTTAAGTAAATTTGTGACAGATGGCCATGTGAAACCTTTGATAAGTTTCAGCTTAGGCGTGCCAGTGCGGAAACCAAGCGTTCCATGTGCCATATCAATGCTCTTCTTTTTGCTAAATAGTGCATTGTT